CGCGGATCCGGAAACGTCAAAGATGACGGTTCCGGTGAAGTTTCAGATTTTGAGATTATCACAGTAGATATGGTAGCTCAACCTAGTGCTCCTGGAGCATACCCAACACCAATTTATGAACACCTGATGAATAATCGCGGTGGTTATAATGCCTTACGTATAGCGCAAGAGGTTAAAGGTGATCCTAAAGCACAACAATATCTCAAAGAGAGCTTATTAAGTATAATAAGCAAACTCCAATAACAAGGAGAATCACAATGTTGGATGCACTAAAAACGCTATTTGAGAACAACGTGATTTCTGAGGAGATCAAAGCATCTATTGAGCAAGCATTCGAAGCTCGTATTAACGAAGCCAAAGAAACTGCTACTCAACAATTACGCGAAGAATTTGCTCAAAAATATGAGCACGACAAAGCAACTATGATTGAAGCAGTTGATCGTATGATCACTGACCAGCTATCACAAGAGCTTGTCGAGTTTGCTGATGATCGTAAGCAACTTGCGGAAATGAAAGCTCGTTATGCTGTTAAGATGAAAGAACACACTGACACAGTAGCAAAATTTGTTACTAGTCAGTTAGCTTCAGAAGTCAAAGAGCTACACGAAGATCAAGTCGCAATGGCAGAGAAATTCAGTACACTAGAAAAATTTGTCGTAGAAGCTTTGGCCGAAGAAATTGCTGAGTTTTACAAAGACAAGCAAGACTTGGCTGAAACCAAGGTACGTTTAGTTCGCGAAGGTCGCGAACAACTCGGTAAAGTAAAACAACAATTTGTAGAGCGTGCAGCTAAGATGGTCGAAGGTATTGTAACTTCAGGATTAAAAACTGAAATTACAGCACTGAAAGAAGACATCGAAGCAGCTCGTCGTGCAGATTTTGGACGTAAACTATTTGAAGCTTTTGCTCAAGAGTATCAGTCAAGTTACCTAAACGAGAAATCAGAAACTGCAAAATTGCTCAAGGTCATAGACATGAAAGATGTAGCTGTTCAAGAGGCTGCTAAAGCCATTGAGGAAGCACAGCAAATCGTAGAAAGCAAAGAAGCAGAGATTGCAGCTTTAAAAGAAGCGCAAGAAAGAAAAGCAATTATGAGTGAACTACTTGCTCCACTTAACAGTAAGCAACGTGAGATCATGTCAGAATTAATGGAGGGCGTGAAGACTGCTCGTCTAAACGAAAGTTTTGAAAAGTATCTTCCAGCAGTTCTTAACGGAAATGCTAAAGCTCCGCAGAAGAAACAGGCACTTGTAGAGGCTAAAGAAATTACAGGTAATAAAGAAATTACCAACGCAAATCGTAGCGGCGAGGATGAATCGAATATCATCGACATTCGTCGCCTCGCTGGACTAAAAATTTAAGGAGAAATTAAATGTCTGAACTACTATCAAGCCGTTGGGCAGAGACCAAGGAAGCTCTTTTAGAAGGCCTACAAGGCACTAAAAAGTCAGTAATGGGCGTGACTCTAGAGAATACTCGTAAGTATCTTTCAGAATCTGCTACAGCTGGTGCCACTTCTGCCGGCAACGTCGCAACATTAAACCGTGTTATTCTTCCAGTTATTCGTCGTGTAATGCCAACGGTCATTGCTAACGAACTAGTTGGCGTACAGCCAATGACTGGCCCAGTTGGTCAAATCCATACATTGCGTGTTCGCTATGCTGACACATCAAGCAATGCTGGTGTAACAGCTGGTGAAGAGGCATTAAGCCCATTCAAGATTGCTGAAGGCTATTCAGCTGATTCAACAGGTCGTGCTGTTTCTACAGCAACCCTAGAAGGTCAAGCTGGTAAGCGTATGAGCATTCAAATCCTCAAGCAAACTGTCGAGGCTAAAACTCGTAAGTTAAGCGCACGTTGGACTTTTGAAGCTGCTCAAGACGCACAAGCTCAGCAAGGTATCGATATCGAAGCTGAAGTTATGGCAGCTCTAGCACAAGAAATTACTGCTGAAATCGACCAAGAGATCCTAGCTTCATTGCTAAGTCTTGCTGGTACAGCAGTTGAGTCTTTTGACCAAAACGCAGTTAGCGGTACAGCTACTTTCGTTGGTGACGAACACGCAGCTCTTGCTGTTCAGATCAACCGCGTAAGCAACTTGATCGCTCAGCGTACACGTCGTGGTGCTGGTAACTGGGCCGTTGTAAGCCCATACGCTCTAACAATTCTACAGAGCGCAACAACATCAGCATTCGCACGTACTACTGAAGGTACATTTGAAGCTCCAACTAACACCAAGCTAGTTGGTACTCTAAACAACGCAATGAAAGTGTATGTTAACACATACGCAACAGACACAACTGACATCCTTATCGGTTATAAGGGTTCAAGCGAGTCTGACGCAGCAGCTTTCTACTGCCCATACATTCCATTGATGAGCAG